TCTGACTATACTTTCATAAGCGTCATCTAAATCATTAACCATCACTTCTGACCATACATGATTTACTATTTTTCTAACAGTATCACTAATAGGAGATTCTCCCATAATATAGAAGCTATCAGTAAATTCTATATCTTCAGTAGCTAGATGGTCTACAGCATTACCAAATATATAATGTTCAGGAGTCACATCATCATCCTCCTTATATTTTTCTTTAGCCCGTAGGTATGCCTGTGGACTCTTCAAAATCTTTTTTAAGAGACTTTGGTTTAATTTATCAATGGTTCTATATTCCATTATTTCATTGTTTTAATATTATACACTAATTTTCTTTCTTTAAGAGTATTCACAGGGACAAACTCATAAGTAGTTTTCTGAAGAAATTCTACTGAATCATCAGGAATTAACTTTTTCTTTATGAGCATGTCATCCATACACTTTAACCATACTAAAGCAAGATTGCCTATATCCCAATTTGGTACATAACCAGGTTTAGGAGGCTTCCAACTTATTGTCTTTATCTTTAACGGGCCCTTTCTTAGCATCTTAACTCCTCCATAATTTAAAGGAGCATATACTTTAAGATGTGTTTCTATAGGTGTGTCAATCGTAAGATTAGCAGGAATATGCTTTTCTATATAGCCGTGCAGAGCTGCTACAAAAGCAGCCCTAACGGTATAATGTGAACTAGCATAAATCTTATTATATCCAATCTTAATAGACTTATTTTTACTAGTATGGATATGAGTTATAAATTCTGGAAATTCTAATTTGATTTCGCTTACCATAACTCTTATATTTAAACATTCTTAATTCTATTCTTTATCACATTGGTCATTTCTGTTAAAGACTTACCATAATCACTAACCATAGTATAGTAATCTTCAAAGCCTAAATCTAAAGGAACAACCTTTTGATCCTTACTATAGTCGAAACTAGCAGTATTTAGCATATTAATTATAGAAGTCTCAGTTAGCTTACCATAATTAACATCTAATACAGTACAATCAAATGGAATAACACTACCGTCTTGATTAAAATTTATAACACTAACAGGCATATACTCACAGCATCTAAGCTTACCAGAATCTTGATAAGGACAACTTACCACATTCATTGGATTAATCAATATAGCAAGCCCCGTAGTACCAAAATAACCTTGATTTAACCACTCAGAATTAGCAGCATGTAATCCTCTTGAGCACGTAGCATCAGGATTACTATCACATTGATTTCTTGGTATACTAACAGGTTGTCCTATTGTAATAGTCATAGTCCTTGACCATCCATCAGTATATACAGTAGTATCCTTATCGTTAGTATTACTTAAGTTTTGATACATATCATGGAGATTACCACAACATACTTCATCATAGTGAGGATCTTGAGACTTATCTAAATTACCATAACCACTAACAGTAACAGTATTACCTTCTAAATCAATAGGAAGTTTCTTTGTTTTATAATCAGAACCTTTGGAGCTTTTAAACTCATCTTTATTCTTAACTATTTTATAGGTGCTACCTTTTCTATATACACTATAATTCTTAGGAGACTTTTTCCAGGTTTTAACCTGAGCCCATTGCTGACTAACGAAAGTATTCATTTCTTGATTACCTTCCTTTTGAACATTAACATTTCTATATGCTATGAAACAACCACTAGGAGTTATCGTCATCTTGTTCTTAGCTAGGAAGCCATATAAATCCTCTCTACAACGAGTATTGGGATTTAATACACATAACCTCCAGAAATTAGTAAGAGCCATTTTTTGGTCTTCTAACTCTTCTGAATACTCTCCATTATATAGCTCAGCAATCTTTCTACCTAAAAACTCAGGTATAGGAACAGGAATGTTCTTCATAAAAAGCTGATTGTCATTAACCTCAAAGTTAGAGTTGTTAGTACTAGAATTAGAAATTCTACCCATAAAGTCTATCAGACCTTTATTAGCCTCATAGTCTTCTTTCTTTTCTTCGTATTCTTTATGGACAGCTTCTTCTGTTTCTGTCATAGGAGGAGTCATAATAGTTTTGAGTTCTTCAACTTCTTCAACATTATACTCATTAGTATTACAGATTTTCTCATAAACCTCTAATATCTCTGTTTCATTATCAAAATCTTTTTGATACATTTTGTTGTCTAGGAAACATATTACGGTGTTTCCAACCCTTGTTGCTTTAATCATTGCCGTTATTTTTTAATTTAATTAAATATCTAGTATCCCACCAATTGTTTATACCTACTCTTAAAGGACCTAATCCTTGTTTTATACTCCATTGATCTCTTCTTTCAAAGTATATCCCTCTTGGTGTTAATTTTACTACTTTTTCTTTATGGAGTTCACTGTGATAAGGTCTTAATACCTCATCGCCAGGTTCTATAACTTCTCCAAAATAATCTTTATGTTCTTCCATTTTAACTTACTTTTTTTAATTTAACATCCTGTCTCTTTTTAACAAACTCATACTCCGTAGGATTATCCTTTAACCACTCTACCTCTTGTTCGTTAAACATCACATAATAATAAGCATTCAATCTCTTGAACTGCTTAACATTCCTAAGAGCCTTATTATAGTCTCTTATATACTTAGCTATATCTAGGTAAGGAAAAGTATCTTCTCTAAATGACTTATAATTAAGATGTCTTAACATATCAAGACCTTCAAAATAGTTTTCTATTCTTTTTAGTACATCTAAAAATTCATAATCAAACCAGTCGTTTTCCTTAGCTATCTCATAACAATCTTGTAGAAAACCGTCTATACTAGAACCCCATCTACTTTTCTGAGTATATTTCTCTCTATACTCTTGAGTATATTTTATATCTTCAGATATAGGCTTATAAACATTAGACCATAACTCGCTACAGTAATCTAGCTTATCTATCAATTTTATAACTTTATCATATTCAGTTTCTTTTTTTAACATTTCAATAGTCATTACTCTCTTAAAAAGTCTATTATTTCCGTTTTTAAATTTATCCATTGTTATTACATTATCTACGTCATTAAAATATTTCATATTTGTAGGAGCTACAGTATAAGCTATAATATAGCCGTTCATATCACTAACATTTTTAGGAAGCTGAGCAGAAGTAGACTTATCATATATCTGAGCTATATTAGCAATAGTATTACGATAATCATGTGGACCAACTATTTTTAAAGGAGCTTTACACTCATCAACTTTACATTTAATAAGCTCTACTCTATCATAAGTAAGTTCCTGACCTTGTCTATAATTATTAAACAATTGCTTACCTATTATCTTAGTTCTGTCTATAGTTCTTCTTGCACCGTAGTTATCCTTTATCCATTCCTTATCTACTACTACCCTATCATAAGATTTAGTATTAGCTAAGAAAGATTCAAGTATAGTATCTTGATACAACTTTATCTTAGTTCTCCAGTTCTCTCTATCGTCCCATTGTAATCCCAGATACTTAACGTAATTCCTAAGTCTATAGAAATATTTAGATTTCTTTCTAATGAGATATACATTTTCTTCTTCTAAAACATTTCTTATATACTTACTCTTTCTAGAATCGTGAGTATCCTTAATCCTGTACATTACTCCTGTTATCCACTTATCTGCCATGAGATTTTCTACACTCGTACTATGTTGGCGTAAACCACCTTCTTTTATATACTTATTACTTTCATAATCAAAGAAAGGATTTCTAGGAATCTTGATATCTAAATCCTTAAAAGGAGTAAAAGTAAATTGCTTTAGATGGCTTTTCCAATTATCATTATGATGGCCATATAGCTCTGAAAGATTAAAGCCATAGTCATCATACTCTATATTAGGATCAATGTCTTTGTTCTTATAATAATATACAAAGTCATCAGTTTCTAATTCTTTATCCTCTTCCCATCTTCTAGACCACTCTTCTTTAAGTGCTTCTATAGCTTCAAGAATAGCTTTCTTAGTTCTAGGAGTATACTTTACATCTTCTCTAGTCTGAATAATATCTAATTCTCCAATTTCAAATCTTAGAGCAGCTTCGAAATGTATTTGGTCTATACCTAAAGTATCCCAATCAATAGGATAAGCTACCTTACCTAAACACATGTGAAGACCACTAAAAGGATTGTTCTCAGTATTACGTAACCAATTTTCACCTCTCAATATCCTATAATCATTATCTAGATTACAGCCATCAAAGTATACATTATCAAAATAGGCTAATTGTTTCTCACACTCCTCTTTAAATCTATTATCTTCTAAACGCATACAATCGTATCTATCTCTAGACTCTTTGATGTATATCTTTATTTGAGTACCATTTCTTTCAGTAGTACTACATTCAGACACTTTATCTAATCTAGGCATCTTCTCACCTTTACGTAAGAAATACTGATACTCTATACCATTATACCTACTTCTTATATATACTATATCAGCATAAGACAGACCAGATTTTGAACCAATACCAAATGCACCTATAACATTATTACTATCTTCTTTAGTAGATTTTAAGTAATTACAGAATACATCTTTTACTCTATCAGGAGATAATCCTACACCAAAATCTTCAGTACTCCAGTACCAACCACTTTGGTCTTTAGCTATCTTAACATGAACAGCTTCATTATCAAAAACCTCAAGGTTTTTCTTTAGTTCCAGGATATCAGCATCAGCCATATCGCTGTAGATAGAATACTCATTTCTTATAGAAGTCATATCATTATTCTTAATGAACTCGGCTTCTGCATGAGCATCGAAGGAATTACTAACATACTCTCTTACAATAGCACCAATAGGGTTCTTGTAAGGATTCTGTAATAAGTCCCATAGTTTGTGCATATCAGTTGCACTTATATTAGCATCATAGCCCTCTAGGGCCATAGTGCTATCAATATTTATTTGTTTATCTTTATTTAATTTCATTTTTCATACAAGTATTAAATATTTGTTTACTTTCTTCTATACCTATAGCTTTTACTAAATCAGAAAAATCAGTTACATTTTCCATTTCAGGCATAAAAAAATGAGGAATATTATATTTATCAGAATATTTCTTAGATAGTCTTTTACCAGGAGAATCATTATCAAAGAGACAAAGTACTTTTTTGAACCTTCTTTTATATTCATCCATAACAGATTCTTTCATCATTACAGATTCTGACTGTATTGCTACAGCTGAGATATCCATTACATTGAGAAGACTCATCACATCTTTTAAAGATTTAGTGACTATTAATAGGTCTCCACTATCAGGCAATTGTCTATATCCCTGATGAACAGTATAATTAGCATTATTTATCCATTTAAACTGTTTATTATAAGGTTGATATATTTTATAAGAAACTGTCCCATCCTTAAACTCTTGATAACCATAAGCTATTTTATCAGCTTTAACAGGATTACCATTATAAAACACATATTCAATAGGAACAACATTATACTCTATAAGAGTTTTCTTTTTTATCCCATAAGCAGACCAAAATGCAGCATCTTTTTTATGCCACTTCCTGCTTTTAACTCCTATCTTAATAGGATCTTTCTGAATAATCTTTTTTGCTTTACTAAGTTTATTTAAATTGTTAACAGGAATATTAAAATTAGATAATTCAAAGTCTGCTATAATTTTACAGCAGGCCTGATAATATTCCATATTATACATCTCACATACTAGACTAATACAATCACCACTTTTTCCAAGACCGTGATCATACCACATTATAGTGCCAGAACCATCTCTATGGTAATATAAACCAAAAGAAGGAACTGTGTCTTCTCTGAGTGGACTACATATTTTAATAGGGAGAATCCTTATTTCTTTTCCTATATAATGACTATATATTTGTTCTTGAGTATAATACTCAAATATGTCCTCTTTCTTTATTGACTGGTTAAAAACTATAGAATTTAAATTAATATTTCCCATAATCTAATATAAAAAAGAAGAGCGTAATCTAATTACGCTCTCCCTATTAAACAATCTACCAATCGTCTCCCTCACTTACAGATGCAGCAGCAACTCCATTAGAGCTTACTGTATCTTCAGTCAGTCTTTCCATTGCATCAATATTACCAGCTTGTAATCTTGTATCATCAATAGAAACATTCATTGGCTCTATAAAAGGAACCCATGAACGAACTTGGATATATGATTTTACACCCATAGTAGAACCATAGTTGGCAAATACTCTATAAGTGCTAGTCCCAGCTTCAGCTTTTAATAGCTTCATCACACCATCCAACATTGCTGTAGGATTAGGATAGCTAGGAAACTCATAGTCAGAACCATAAACAGCATGGATTAAATGCTTAAGCACTTTACCTTGCTTTTTAATTTGTTCTTCTACAGTATTATACTCAGTAGCCTCGCCAATATACCAAAAAGCAGTATTTACTTCAGCACCAGTAGAATCTGTATAGATAAGCTTGTATTCGGGAGCATTATCTTTGTCCTCTGCAGTCTTTTTCTTTACAGAAAGTTTTACATTCTCAACAACACCTGCAGTACCGTTGTTAAAAATCTTTACGTTTGAACCATCAAACGAATCGTCATTTAAATTAATCATTGATTTGTTTTTTAACTATTAATATTACCATTTCTCGTCTAAAGTTTCAGTTTGAGGAGTTAAGTTCTCCGCAACCTCTTCTTTAACCTCTTCTAACTTTTCAGCAGTTTCTTCAGAAACTTCTAAAACAGTTATTTCAGCCTCATCAATTTCATTAGAAGGGTACTTAGACATAAGAAATCCATCTTCTAATAAAGTAAAGTGAAGCTCATTCTCAACATTATTGTCAAGATTTAAAACTCTAGTGATATAGTCATAAGTCTTTCTATCACTAAAACTGTTATTCTTCTTAACAGTTAAGCCTTCCTTAAAAGTACCTAAATAGATACCTACAGGTCCGAAACCAAAATTAACATTAGTCTCTCCTCCTACTATATTCAAAGCTTCTACAAGAGCTTTATTAAAGCAGAATTTTCTAGCAGTCCCTTTCTCTCCAAGAGCTACCATTGTAACGACAGGAGTATCATACTTCTCCGTCTTTTTGTTCCTGTTTTTGGTAGGAACACCCCAATTTACATTTTCCATACTTTTATTTTTTTATGGTTGTTTATAATTAAATTCCGTAATAATCTTTAATCGCATCAGTCACGACAGTTAAATCATTATCTATTAGTTCGTCATCGAACATCTCCATAGGAGTCTTGCAAGTATTAGTTCCAGAGTTCACAGTTCTAAAGATGTGTCTATTAGGTTTTCCTGGTGCTTTTTCTATATCTGCATATAGCACTATAGAGCTGAAGCTTTCAGGACAGTATTTCTCTAGCTGTTTTCCTTGGACGCTAATCCTTTCTCTTGCAAACCCATCTTCATCATAATGGGTTTCTGGATGACAAATTGCATAGACAATAATATCGTCTCGTAACTTTTCATTGATAGTATTTATCAAGTCATATTGTGAAGCTGAAAATTTACCCCACTTTTCGAAACCTTTAGCGGCTCTAAAACTAGGATGCATTACAGCATCAGTCATACATCTTGTCCATGTATCAAGAACGATAATTTTTATCTTGGAATTTTTGTGTGCTTCTTTTAGAGTATTCATAACAGAAGGCATATCAGAACTCTTTATATAGTTCCCTTTCTTCTCATTATACTTATCTCCAAACTTTTTAAACGGTAACGCTTTTTGATCGGTGTTTATCCAGAGCGTTTCTTCTGGATTTAGGTTTCTACCTGACGTAGATTTCCCCATGCCTGATTTTCCAACCAGGAAACATAATTGTCCCATAAATTATTGATTTTTAATTGTTTAACCTCTATTTAAAGATACAAAAATACCTTAGTATTTCCTACCTTTTTAACTCTTTTTTACCCTTCCGTAAGCCATAATTTTATTTAATAGCTGAGGGTTTTCTGCAATGTCTTTAGCAGGTGGTAACTCTTTAAATTTACCTACCTCGCCAAGAAAATGCATACCTACTACTAGTCCATCCATACCATCTCTATTCTTGAGTATATGGTTGGAACGATAGTTACGCTGTAATTTGATGATAGGATAGCCTCTATGTCTTTCCATACCGTACTTGAAAGGATGAAATAATGCCATAACAGTATTAGCATCCTCTTGAGTAGCACCAGTATCCTTAAAATCGGATAGTTGAGGTTCTTGAGCATCATTTTCCTTACGGTCCATACCCTCTATACCTCTATTAAACTGTGATACTACTACAGGTGAAAACTTACACATGTTTCTAAAATACACAAGCATCTTAGAAGCTCTATCTATAGCTTTCTTCTTATTACCTTGGTCCTCTTTATTCCCATCTATCAAGCCTATATGGTCTATGATAACTAGAGTTATAAGAAAAGGATTATTAGGAATATATTGTATTACTATTCCATCCTTATTCTTTATAAACTTACCTCGTTTCTCTGCATATCCCATAAGGTCTTTATATAGATAATTAGGACTTAAGCTACTTCTAAAAAATAATGTTTTCTCCTGCATCTCATCAAAGTATTCTTCGTAACTATCCAGAATTTCCAGTACTTTCTTTGGTATTTTATAATTACCCTTACTATATATTTGATTTATATTAGTAAGTATCTCATGATCTTCCCAAATTTTCCTGGCCACAAACTTTGCTAGTTTTACAGTGGGCTCTATCTCCAATGAATAATAGATTATTTCAAAGCTATAAAAAGATTCATTGTTTTGTAAATAATCATAAGGATGAAATACATAAGCTGAATCTACTAACGCAGTTTTACCTGTACCAGTAGCACCACCTATAGTATCATAGCGACCTTGTTGAATATTACAAACATGTTTGGTAAGTCTCTCAAATCCCATTGTTAAACCTACATTGTATCCCTTTTTACCTCTCTCTATCTCATTCTTGAGATTATCCCACACTCTTATTTTCGTCATATTTTATAGTATTTCCATAGATACTCGGGCCTTCCGTATATCCCTGCAACCTTCTCATCAGTTTTAATTAGATGACCAGTTGCTGTTAAATTACTCATAGCCCTTCTAATAGATGTTATAGGGCATTTAAGTTTGGTTCTACTAAGAACCATAGAAGGAGATAATTTCACTCCTTTATTATTCTTAAAGTATTCAAGAATAATATCGTCCTGAGCCATTGCTTTGCTAGTATTGTCTTTTAGCTTATCGCCTTGCTCGTTTGTTGTATTATAATAACTCATCTTCTTTTGGTTTTTATATAAGCATATAAACATATTAAAAAAGCAAACACCCAGCTAAATATTACTATTTCTATCATCTTCTTTTGGTTTTATCATCTTCTTTTGGTTTTATACAGCGTGATAAATCAAGATAATTATTACCACTATTACCCATACTATAAAATTTATATCACTTGCTTTTCTTTGCCAATCTTCCATCTTCTTCTGGTTTTAATTCATTATATCGTTTTATAAATTCTATTACTGCTTTGTAGGTGGCTTCAATTTTAGTTTCTGCGAAAGTTTGTGGTACTACTGAATCATTTATACAGAAGAAATTGCCTCCTTCATCAAGCCGATTTACTAACTCAGTATCATATCCTAAACTTTCTATCTTATCCACTACAGGCATCAACCAATCCCAAGAAGTGTGGTATTCTAATTCATCAATAGTACATTCTTGCAACATTGGAAAATAAACAATATTGTCACGAATGATGTTACCCA